GGGCGTGACTCGTTTACTTACTTGATCGCACGGATCAGTTTGGAAACGGGTATCGCGCCCAATGATTTACTAGCACTAGATAGCAGGATGTTTAAGACGTTATTGCAGGCGATGAAAGACCGGAATAAGGAGATGCGAGATGCCAGTACAGGTAAAAGGCGGCATTGAACTTCGTAAAGCCCTTAGAAAATTCACGCCAGATCTAGCTAAAGATACGCAAAAGGAAATGGCTAGTTTGCTTAAACCTATTGCTGCTAAAGCCCGCGGTTACATGCCAACTACCGCGCCACTTTCAGGCTGGGGCAAAGTGCCTATAACTGGAACATTTCCATATTACAACGCTAAGGCGGCTAGAGGTGGGGTTGGATATAAGACAACACCTAGTAAACCTAATCGCCAAGGATTTAGATCTTTAGCTCGTATTCAGAACGCATCGGCATCTGGCGCAATCTATGAAACCGCTGGGCGTAAAAACCCTGGTGGTAATTTTAGCCCGCGTTTAGGGCCATTGACAGGTATGAAAAAGATGGCTGGTCGCGGCATATTTAGGGCATGGTCTGAGGATGGCGGCAAGACTAATGCAGCTGTTATAAAAGCAATAGAAGCAAGTCGAGATAAATTCTATGCGGCTGTAGGTAATAACTAATGGCACAGGATGCAACAGTAAGAATTGATTTAGCCGCCGAATTTACTGGCAGAAAAGCATTTAAACAGGCAGACACATCTACAGGACAATTAACAAAAAACGTAAAGAATTTAGCCAAGACTTTTGGAGTTGCATTTAGCACAACTAAAATATTGGCCTATGCCAAGGCATCGGTAAAGGCTGCTGCGGCCGATCAGAAGGCTCAACAGCAATTAGCCCTAGCACTTAAAAACGTAGGCTTAGGTCGAGATGCAGCAACCGCTGAAGGTTACATACAGCGCATCGAAAAAGAGTTTGGCATAGTTGATGACAAGCTGCGCCCCGCCTATACAAAGTTAGCGATAGCCACACGCGATACAGCTGAAACTGAACGCTTAATGGGTATCGCTATGGATATAAGCGCGAATAGTGGTAAAGACTTAGAGTCAGTTACAGCTGCGCTATCAAAGGCTTACCTGGGCAATAACGCCACACTTAGCAAGTTAGGCATAGGCATATCTAAAGCCGATCTTAAAACTAAGTCATTTAAAGAGATTACAGAGCAGTTAGCCGTAACCTTTGCAGGCGCAGCCAAGACATCCGCCGATTCGTTTTCTGGCTCAATGGACAAACTGGCTATTGCATCTAATAATGCTAAAGAGATTATTGGTACAAGCCTTATAGGTGCGCTGCAATCCTTGGGCGAGGATGACAGCATGGCTACCCTTGCTGGCGATATTGAAGGCGCAGCTACATCTTTGGCTAATTTCGTTGATTCCGTTGTATATTTGAAAGAACAAATTAAATCTATACCGGGTGCTGGCATTTTTGGTTATTTATTTAGCGGCGTTACTGATCTGCTAGGCAGATTTAGCCCACAACGTTTAGCCGAATTGGTTAAAAGCATTAAAGGCTTCCAAGGCATGGGTAACGTAGCCATGACTGGTGGCTCAAATATGGACACCCAAAAATTTGAAGCCAGTCAAAAGAAATTAGCAGCTAGTAAAATTAAAGCCGATAAAAATGCAGCTGCTAACAAAGCAAAACTTGATAAAGCCGCTGCGGTATTCGATATTCAAAAGATTCAGATAGCCGCTGCGCTAAAGGGAAAGATAAGCGAAGAAGAAAAAGTACGCCTGTTACTTATGCAGGCTATTGAGGAAGGCAACGCAGATAAAGCCGAGGCATTATCTAAAAAACTTGATGAAATTCAAGCAAAAAATGCCAAGATCGCTGCAGACATTTTGGCTATTGGGAACGCCACAGACCCTTTTGCAGCCTGGGTAATAAGTTTAGATGCGGCCGCTTTAATCCTTGGAAAGATGCCAGCGTTGCTTGATGCAAGTGGTTCGCTTACTGGTCGAGGTAAACTCACGTTGCCTACGGGTGATGGTTTACCTGGTGGAAATACCAGCATATTGACGGATAATATGACACCTAGCGAAATTGCAGATGCGGCTACTGCTGCTGCAGATATGGCTGTTGCCGCAGCTGAGGCTGCTGTTGCATCTGTCTTAGCCGCTGCGCCTATTGTTGCTGCCATAGCTGATTCTGCCAATGCGGCTACAGGTATAATTGATGTAATTACAAATGCATCCGTTGCTACAGGTTCATCCTCAATGTTTGACCCTAGCCCATATTCGGCTGTAGGCGGCCCGGGTTACGGCACACAAGCCCCTACAATTATTGTAAATAACAATGGCTCAGTAATTATGCAAGATGAGTTTATTGACGTAGTAAATGATGCAGTTCTAGCAAGCCAGCGATTTGGCTACGGCCGTACACCTGCAGGGGCGATCCTATGACAGTCCCGGTAATTAACGCGGTAATTAACTTTTCTACTGGCCCTAGTTTCGCACAGGCATTTATTATTGGAGAAGGCATACTAGGTACTAACGTACTGGCAGACTCAGCTGCAGTTATCGTTGATGTTAGCGATGTAGTAGATAGCGTAACAATTAAGCGCGGTCGCAATCCGCAAGTAGATGAATTCCAGACAGGTACTTTAACCCTGCGTATCGTAGATCAGTTAGGTGCGTTCAACAGCCAGAACCCTAGCAGCCCGTATTACGGCTATTTAACGCCTATGCGTAAAGTATCTATATCAGCTACATCGGCTGGCGTGACCTATCCGATGTTTTCAGGGTTTATTACAAGCTATACAACTAGCACCCCGTTAAACGCTACGGATGTCGTATATACGATTATTACAGCCGTTGACGCTACGCGCCTTGCTCAAAATGCTCAGATCAGTACAGTCACAGGTGCATCTGCTGGCGATCTAAGCGGCACAAGAATTAACCAAATCCTTAATACGATTTCATGGCCAGCATCTATGCGCGATATTGATGCGGGTTTAACCACTATGCAGGCAGACCCCGGCACAGCTCGTACATCTCTAGCCGCATTACAAACTGTTACAAATAGTGAGTACGGCGCGTTTTACGTTGATGCATCGGGTTCGTTCGTATTTCAAGATCGCACAGTAACTACGGCAAGCATCGCAGGTACACCTACAGTATTTAACGATAACGGCACAGATATTGGCTATGCCAATGCACTCTGGCGTTTAGATGACACCTTGATATTTAACCAGGCAAACGTAAGCCGCACAGGTGGCACAGTTCAAAATGCTACTAACGCAGCTAGTGTCGAGAAGTATTTCGCCCACACTTACAATATTCAGAACTTGCTCATGCAGACCGATGCAGTAGCCCTAGACTATGCGCAGGCATACGTTGCAAGCCGTGCCGAAACCAGCGTTAGATGCGATGCCATCGAGCTAGACCTATACACAGATAACTATGCCAATGGCATATTAGCCGCGCTTGATCTCGATTTCTTTGACCCGGTAACTATTACTACTAACCAACCAGGTGCATCCACCCTTACAAAGACCCTGCAAGTTTTCGGCGTGGCACATAACGTTACCCCGAATAAATGGCGCACTACCTTTACTACACTTGAACCTGTTATTGATGGGTTTATATTAAACTCAACCCAATATGGCGTACTTGGTACATCTGTATTGAGTTACTAAGGAGATAAGAAAATGGGAGCAGGACTAGGCTTTAAAGATTTTACGACAGGAGAAGTTTTAACGGCTAATGACGTTGATGGCTACCTAATGCAAGGTGTCTGGGTGTTTGCTGATGCTGCAGCTAGAACTGCTGCAGTTACTAGCCCGCAGGAAGGCAATATGTCTTTCTTAAAGGACACTAACTCAACTGAATATTATTCAGGATCGGCATGGACTGCTGTTTCTGGTGCAAGTGGATCATTAACCAATATTCTTATTAATTCAAATTTTGCAATCAATCAGCGTGTATATGTATCTGCTGCTAATTTAGCATCTGGCTCTTATGGTTTCGATCGCTGGAAATCTAATTATACAAATACTACTTTAACTTTTACTGCCTCAACTCAAGGCCAATCAATTACAATTAACTCTGGCGGTGGATTACAGCAAGTTATTGAACAGGGTCTAGTGCCAGCAGGTACTTATACTCTTTCATGGACTGGCACTGCTACTGCTCGGGTTTACAATTCAGGTGGCACACCACCATCTTATGCAGCTTCCCCTGTAACATTTACAGCAGATGGCGCAGCCAATGTCGTTGTAGAATTTACCGCGTCAGGTGCCACTAAAACATTATCTAAGGTTCAATTCAATTCTGGCACTAATACTACTTGGTCACTTGCAACACCTACTTTACAAAGCGAATTAGCAGCTTGCCAGCGTTATTTCCAACGACAGAACGCAATCTCAGCTTCGTGCGGAATGGGCTCTGGTATTTTTATTTCTGGTCAACCAACAACGCGCGCGGTTTTCGTTAACACGCCAATTCCTAATGCTGGCAATATGCGAACCAGTCCAACGATTAGCACATCGACCGCAACCAATTTCCAGATAGGTTCTAGTTCTGCTGGCGCAGATTACACAGTTTCAGCCTTTACCTTTGATCGCCAGAATTTACATTATTGGTCAGGTAGAATTGATATGTCTGGATCACCTTCTTGGGTAGCGGGAACTGTAGCTAGCCTAACAGCTGTAAACACAAGTGCTTACATCGACTACTCATCGGAGTTATAAAATGACAAATTATGAACTAAACGACCTAGATCCAACTGGCGGCAACATTAAGAAAACAGATGAAAATGGAAACGTTTCATTTATTCCACGCGATCTAGGTAATACGGATTATCAAGAATATTTAGCAAGTGTCAAAGGCAATTAGCTATAACGGCTGGCCAGCCTCTAAAGATGTTGAGTCGATCCGTATCAAGTCTTACCCGATTAAGGGCAGCACTATTAAGTTGCGCTGCGCATATTTTGCTGCGCCTTTATTGGTTGCCTTTGCTGAGTCTTTTCATGAATTGATCGAGCCGATCGATGGCGGTGCGCTTGATGATTGGGGCTACTGCTACCGAGATGTTAGAGGCGTACCGGGCAAGTTAAGCAATCACAGCAGCGGTACAGCCATAGACCTAAATGCGACTAAGCATCCGCTAGGCAAGGCTGGAACGTTTCCAGCTGAGAAAGTACCAATGATCCTGGCATTGACTAAAAAATATTCTTTGATCTGGGGCGGTACATGGACTAGGCGGGATGAAATGCATTTTGAGGTGGGGATCGACCCCGTAAAAGCCGCAAAACTAATAGAAAAGTTAGGATTAAGTTATGCCGACTAGCGCACAAGTAACAATAACCACGACAGCCACGCTTTTAGTAGCTGCCAATATTATGGATCAGACAGTATGGCTACATAATCTAGGCGGCGGTGCTGTCTATTTAGGCGATGCTAACGTAACTACATCTAATGGTTACAAACTAGATAACGGCGATAAAATGCAAGTGCCTGTAGGAGATCACGAAGGCTTATATGGTATTGCTGCATCGGGTACGCATACGATTGCAGTATTAAAACAAGTCAACTAAGGGCATTTAGGAGTAAGACCATGAAAGAACAAGCTAAGGCCGCTGGCCTGTCATA